GTAAGATTGGATCCAATAGGATCTACAGTTCATGATGATGTGTTAGAGAACATCGAATCTTTAAATCAGATATGTCAGATATTTGGCTTATTGCGCCAAGTTGACTGGTCAGAGATTGATGCAGTTGGTACCACGTTATTTAGTTTTCCATGTATGCCTTTAGCATCCATTCCAGATTATATTGTTAATCCAGTAGTTCCGGATAGAGAGAGTAGATATATACCACCGGTAGGTGTAATTGCAAGTATGTTTAATTTATATAGGGGTCCATTAAAATTTAGAATGGATATGATAGCTAATAAATTTTATTTAGGGGGTTTAATTATGGGTTATGTACCGGGTATTACACCTGGAGAAGTAGTTACTAATGAATATCTTAGAAATAGTGCTTTTACAACTTATTCTTTAGATGCTAATAATTTATCAATAACATATGAAACACCGTTTATTAATTCGGCTGAGTGGTATAATACTTGGTTTTCCAAGGCTCTATCGCAAGAAACTAGTAGAAAACCAGGTTGTTTTGTAATAAATGTATTACAGCGATTACAACAACCTGAAAATGTTAATAGTACGATTACTATTAATATATATATGGCTGGTGGGTCAGGATTTGAATGTTCGAATCTAACACAGCCCGCTTTAGTTGAGCCTGATGATGCAGCAGTACCACCAGCAAATCCTAGATTGTTGTTAACACCTTTACAATTTGGTCAAAGGTATTTTAGTAGACCCATTGATACGGATATAGGATGGGGAGAATTAGCACCATATATGTTATGGATAGGGTCAAATTGGATGACCTGGAGTTCTGTGTATCCAAATAATTCTTTTATTGTTAGGAGTGTGCCTATAGCGTTGATTAATAATGGAGGCACTTTTTATCCCAGGGAATATTGGTTAGTTTTGAAGCAGGGTGAAAACTTAGTTATGTATGATATTGCCCAAGATGTGGTATCAAGATCTTTAATAGAAAGAACTTTAAATGAATTACCTTATACGGATAGCAATGGGGACCGAGCAGCTTTAGTTGCTCTGGGAGCAGATCGCTTCCAAGGTTATAATGGGG